GACAGTTTCTTTCACAAGCACTAAATAAGGAGATTGATTGGGATACAGATACAATCAAAGTAGCTCTTCTAACTAATGCTTACACACCAGATCAGGACGCACATAACTATCTAGACGATGTTGTTGCTAATGAAGTATCTGGTACAGGATACACAGCAGGTGGAAACACTCTTGCTAACAAGACTAATGCATACAACGCAGGAACAAACGTAATCGTTCTTGATGCTGATGACACAACATGGTCTTCATCAACAATTACTGCTCGTTATGCAGTAGTTTATGACGCTACACCTGCAACTAACGCAACAAAGCCACTTATTGGTTATGTTGACTTTGGTTCAGATCAGTCATCATCTAACGGTAACTTCACAATTACCTGGGATGCTACAGGAATCGTAAGAATCACCGTAGCATAATGAATATATGTGTGCAGGCAGGTCCATTAACCATCAGCGTTGTTGCTAAGATGGTTGGTTCAAAAGTTTCAACATCCACTTCCCATGTGTTGACTGTTGCCAAACAAGTTGGAACTACCTGCCTGCACGCTTTCAATCTTTCTCTAAACGGACATAGTGTTTCTGCTATTAATCCAGAACTAGTCTTGACAGGAGGAACGGCTACGTCAGCAATGGCGTAGTCTTTTTTTATGGGTGCTATATATAACACGATAACTGGATTAACTGAATTTTCTTCATTTGCATTTAATGAAGCATATCAAATGCCTCCAACTGCACAAGGTACTAATGCAACTACTTTAACAAACTTTATGGCAAGTGAAGGAACAAATCCAGTATTTGAATCTAGTAACGGACCAATTTCAACAGAAGGTTCTTGGAGATTTAATACTATTCCTCTAGTATCAAATTGTAGAATAAAACATCAAGCAGGTTTTGGAACAAGAACTGGTGTCCATGAATTAATATCAACTGATAATTATACAGTTGGTGTATGGGTTAAAGTTCATTCAGTAACTAGCTTAAATGGAACAGGTATTGCGCCAGCTTTTCATAGAGCAACAACTACTGAAGGTGGATCAACTTATTCAAATTATTCATTTAATCTTGACTTTGATCCAGCTACTAATACTTATGGTTTTGGTTATACTAATACACTTGCATTAAATCCTTATCAATACACTACTACCGATGAAAATAACAATCCTATTGTAACAAATAAATGGTATTTTTTAGCAATACGCAGTGTGCTTTCTGGAACAACAAGAACAGTAAAATTTTATCTTAATGGTGTTGTTAAATTTACAGTTGTAAATACCGATTTTTCTTCTGGATATATAAATCAGATGGTATGGGGTTTAGCATCTCCAGGAAACACTGGAATTGATTGTAATATTGCTAATTGGTTTCTTGGAACTTCTGCTAATATTCTTGAAGCAGATATTGTTAGTATATATAATTCTGCTGGCCAATCAATAAATACTGCTCAACCAATGACAGCATCAGCAATGATGACTGAGCCAACAATTGTTGTACAGGCTGGAGATCACGTTGAAGTTACAACATCTTTTGTTGCATCTGCAACACTACCAGGATCTGTATCAGTGCAAGCTAGTCAAAATATAAACAATCAAATTTCAGAAACATTAAATGCAAGTGCAACTATTGGAGACAATGTAACAATTAATTCTAGCATGGATGAATCTTTTGGTGCTGTTGAAATGACTGCTTCTGCATTATTTGTTGATCCTATAGTTCCTAGAGAAGCAATGACCGCATCTGCATTAATGGGCAATGCATCACCTACCATTGCTCCAAACTATTACAACCTTGTTAAATCAAAAAATCCAATATTTTATATTAAAGACGGAACAAAACCAACAACTGGATACGGATCAGCTGACTTTGGAACTGGAACATTTGATTCTGCAATTTTAACTGGAAATGCTGGAGTTCCACTATCATCTATAGGTACTGGTAATGCATGGTTTATACAACCAGAATCATCCGCATCACTTCACCAAATTGTTTTTAATGGTGCTGCAGGAGTTCAAGCATTAAAAAATGCTCATACATCAAAAAACTTTGCCTATGAAATTTGGTTAAAACCTACTAGTGACTTTGGCTCAATAGATGGAAACAACTCACAACCTTTGATAGCTAATTCAGCATTTGGAATTTATGCATCAGGAACACCTGGTTCCTTTTCAACAAATTTTTTATCAATAATTTTATCAGGAGCAACAACAGAATATACGCATTTAATTTCAAAAACTGCATATAATTCATATTTATCATTAAATAACTGGCATCACCTTTTGTTTAATTGCAAAGATAATGGTTCAACAATAACTACAGAACTATGGATTGATGGAAATATTGTTTCAACAAATACTGCTGCATTTACAATAAATACATCAACAATTAATTCAATTACTGGATTAACATTTTTTGGTAGAACTTCAGCAGGAGGTTTTCCATTTGGAACTCCATATTTTGATGAAGTTGCAATTTATCCACAATCTCTTACAAATTCACAAATTATTGACAATTACAGTTTTGTTCAAAATAATAGTCCAGATAAAAATATTGTATCTAGTGCTAAAACAGCAACAGCTTTAATGGTTAATGCAACTGTCCTTATTGCTTCAAGCATAAATAACCAAGAAACACCTGCAACTGCAACATCACTATTTGTTCAACCAGTAATAACTAGCCAAAGAACTATTAACGCTGCAGCAGACCCAATGCTAGCATCAGCTACAAATACAGATGCAACTGCTTACTGGGGAAAAACATTTTATGCAACACCTATGATTTCTTCAGCGGAATCTAAAGAAGGCTTTGTATTAAATGATATTTATTATAATTATGTACAAGCAAACATTGCTCCTTGGCGTTATGTAACTTTTGATGCTGCAAACACATCATTTGATTATGGATCAGACAATGATTACTCAGTTGTACCTACAACAGTTGGTGGAACTATTGTTAATCCAGACTTTGGAATTAATGGAAAGTCTGCAAAAACTGCAGGCTTATCATATGTTACTGATGGAGTTATTCTTAAAGAATCTGATTGGGATGATTCTTGGGGTACTGGAGCAAATTCATATCATTCTGCTTTTTGGTTCCAAAGAGCAACAGATGATAATTCAACAACTGGATTAAGAGTTTTATGGAATCTTAATGGATATAAAGATAGTCAGCACATTGTTATTTATCAGTACGAAAACAAAATTTATGTTCAGTTTAACAATGCTTCTGGACAATGGATTCAAATAGATACAGGAACATTAAACATATTTGATTATGAGCGTCACTTTATTGTTTTTGAATTTAAACACATAAATGCAAACAATAATACAATTAATCTTTATGTTGATGCTATTCTTAAAGCTACAGCAAACATTAACTCTTATATTGTTACAACAACAAATGCACAAGATGCATACTCACAACTAATTTATGGACCAAACAATGAAGCAAATAGCCTTCCAAGACTTTCTGTTGGATGTTTAATTACTCCATTTGGTGCAACAGCACTTCCAGTTGCTCCAGCAAATACTAAACTTATTATTGATGAAATTTACTGGGATAAAAATGCAATAACTCAAACAGAAGTAACTAATTTATTTAACATAATGCCTAATAAGTTTAATATAAATAAAGTGGCAGAGCCAATGTTAGCTTCTGATGAATTTGTAATGCCAACATTTATAACTTCTGTAAACTTTGTTACAGTACCCTTGACAGCCTCTGCAACGGCTGTACAGCCTGTAATAGCTGCTAACCGTCAAGTTGTATCTGTAGCAAACGTTATGACTGCTACAAGCTTAATGGGTAATGCTGTAGTTAATGAAAATAGAACGCTTGTTTCTGATATTATGATTGCAACAGCTACATTTAATAATCCAGGAGTTCAGATAACTGTTTCTGGTGGGCCAATGCTAGCATCTGTAGAATTAGCAAACAGAACAATCGGAAGCAATCAACTTGTAGCTTTTGATGGAATACTTAAGATTAATGGCAATGTTCCATGGACAAGAGTTCAGCCTTGGGCAACATGGTTAAGAGCAACAGATTCTAACTCAATTATTCCAACGAAAGAGGTAGTGTAATGATAGAAAGAAAGTTTAAAGATGTAACTGGTTTTAATGATAAAAACACGTTTTATCAATTTGATCAATGGGAAACTCAAAGATTAGCTGGAGCAAAAAATAGATACATCTACGATTTTTCTGTGCCAATTGTTTCAGGAAAGCCAGAAGATTTTCTTTATGGTCCAGTTTTTGGCCAAGCACCCATATATAGAAATATGGCTTTTACTAATTTATCTCCAGAATCTAAATTAGGTCGGTATGGAGTACCTGGTGGTGTTTTTGATATTATTGGGACAGTAGGTACTGAAAAAACAATTAATGGTGATGAAGTAACATTAAAAGTTAACGGCGATGCTATTGGATTTAATAATCAAGCATATGCTGCTCCATCTGGATTAGCATTACAGTTAGCAGAATACGTGGATTATTTTAGAGCTGGATATGTTGAGTTTGCAATTAAAACAACTAAGGCAAACTGTATTGTTGCTTCTGGAAATGCAGAAGTTGATGCAGATGATTTATTTGCAATATTTTTTGTATTTGGTGCAAACATGGATCAAGGAGCATCTATTGATTCACTTTTTGCAGGAGACAACCTCTCTCCAAAACCTGTAGCAAGCATTGATTACCCTTATTATCAAGCAACTTCTTTTGATGGTGCATTTATGAATTTAAACATTGGTGTTAAAGATAAAAAAGTTTCTATTGAGTATTATGATGAATATAATAGAGATAAAATTGATTTTAATTTTATTGGAAATAAGATTGTTGCAGACGGTGAATGGCACCATGTTGTAGTTAATTTTGGAAGACCAGGGTTAACTAAAGACAACAGTACTAAGTTTAATAAAAAGAACATTGAAATTTGGATAGATGGACAACTTGATAAAAGATTTGATGACAAAATTAATGAAAATCAAATTTTTTATCCAAGTGTTAAATGGCTGTTTAATAACATTAAAGAATGTGCTTATGATTATATGAAAAACACTTTAGATATAGAAATTAACAATGACACTAGAGATTTTAATACTAGTGGAACAATTGGCAATAATGAAAATATTGCAGGTAGAGATTTCTTTACTAAAGCAGTTACAACAGAGTTTGCAAAAAAACAAGCTTTTGAAGGTTCAATTCATCTTTTTGCACATGGAATAAACATTCCAATATCACAATATGAAATTAAACAAAGATATAGGCTTTGGAAAAAACAAATAAAAAACAAAGCTGCTGTTTCTAAATCTAATGCAGAAATGGTAAGCCCAGTTGTTGTTGGTAACAAAAAAAGAGCATTAAAACTATACTGGAACAATTTAATTAATACTGGAAGCTTTGGTTTAGAGCTTGATAATACGTTTGTAGTTGACTCTTATAGCGTTACTCATCAAACATCAGGAAGTTTAAGTGAAATCTTTAATTTAGATAAATCAAACAATAAAAGTTTTAATATAATTAAAAATGTTCGTTCTGTGTTTACTGATAATATTTTAGTTATGGGTCCTGGAATGGTTATGTTTCAGAGTACAGCAGAGGCTGCATTTGGTGGTAGCGATCTAAATCAGATTCAAACACATCCAAAATTAACTAGCCTTGATAGTGTAAGCAGCAGTGATTTAAGTGGATTTAAAAGATTTCGTGGCCCACGATCTGACCTAACCTTTAGTGGTCTTAACCTTAATAAAGGTGACAGAATATTGTTAACAAATCAAATTAAAACAGAAGAAAATGGCTTGTGGGTTTTTAATGGTCTTTCTGAATATTTAACAAGAACAACTGACATTATTTCTAAAGAAAAAAATACTATTAATGTTGTTTATGTAGAAGAAGGTTTTAATGCAGGAACTTATTGGACACTAGACTATCCTTTTGACAGTTTTTCAGATACACAAAAATGGAGTTTTGTAAATGTAGAAACTTTAGACTTTTTACAATGTCAACCAAAATATACATCAAGATGGAAAAATTATTATGGAGAAGAAAAATTTATTAATCTTGAAGAAAATTTAAACATTAATAGTTATGATCTAATTGTTTTTATGAATTATCCAACAAATAATGATCAAATATTTGAAATATTTCCAAATAATACAAAAGCAGAAATTTTAAATGAATACAGTCTTTTCTTAAAATCTTTACAAAATGTTGTTGCAAACGGTGCAAGCCTTTATGTATCAAGTCCAAAACTTGCAGAAGATTTAAAGATAGTAAAAAGTTTTGATTATATTGATCAACAAGCTGAAGCTGCAGATGTTCAGTCTGCTGCAATTAATCCGTTTGAGCCAAATGAGCCATCAGAAAGATATTTTGACACTCATAGACAAAATTTGTATCAAGTTTCAACAGAAGTAGCAGGGTTAACAAATAAAGAAACTTACATACTTACTGATTTTATTAACTATACACCTTCTGATATAAACAATTTTGAACAATATCATGCTAAATATTCTTATCGTCAATTTGGTTTAAAAGAGGGTAATCAGTTTATTATTCCAACACTTTCTTTAAGAAATGTTGCAAACAATGAAAATCTTCCAGGGTTTAAAGAAAATCAAAGAAACATTAAACCACTTCCTGCTGTAAAACCATCAAACATTTTAGCAGGAACACCAATAACAACATTTTCAAATACAATTTATACTGGAACTCAGATTGTAAATAACCCATATGATGATTATGCAACAACACTTATCGTTCATAACAATCAAACATTAAACGGTCAGCCAATAACTGGCAAAATATTTATAAATTGCATTGAAGATGGATACACAATGAGTCGTAAAGAATACAATAAAGCAATGATTCAGGTAATTCCGCAAAACGAAATTAATGAATCTGCTACTACTCGTGCTTGGCAATACTCAACTTCTAGATTAAACAGAAGTCCAATTAGAATCAATATTCGTGAATTAACATCGTTTGGTCAAACAATACCAACAGATGGCGGTGGCGGTGCATTTATTCAGGCATCAACTAATTCTTCTAATGGTATTATTAGATCAGAATCTGATAGATTAAATAGTGATTATCAGTCTGACCTGTATACTAGTAAAGAAGAAGAAATATATCAATTACAAGAAATTCCAGTATTAAGTATGACCTGGTTAGGTCTACAATGGCTGGCAGAATAGGAAAGGAGTAAAAATGTTTACAACAACTAATCAAGTAAAAACAATAACAGGCAAAATTGTAAGTCTTGCACTTATTGAGCGTGCTCAGTATATAGTTGAAGGATATGTTGGCAAATTTGAAACAGAAATAACTAAGACAAAAGACATTGAAGTTATGAAGCGTGCTGTAGCATATCAGGCTGCTTACATGCTTAATAATGAAGATATTGTTTTTGAACAAATGGCTGTTTCAACTACTATGCAAAATGATGCTTCAACCACGTTTAAGCCAGGAGATACTATTTCTCCTTTTATTGCACCAATGGCTGTAATTCTTTGTGCAAAATTGTCATTTATTAAAACAAAATCTATCTACACTGGCAAAATGGATCGCACTATTTCATTCCCAGATTACGACGGTATTGTTATTAGTGGATGGACTACTGCATAATGAAAACTTTAGGATTTCAAAGACATAAATACTCTGGTGATCTATATAAATTTGTTAGAGAATTTATAGGAGATACAAGCACTATTAGCTATTATTTTGTTGGCAAAATTAGTTTGTCTGCTGGTATTGATATTAATGGAAAACTAACTATTAGATCAGATCAACCAATAGCTATAGGATATTTAGTTGCAAACATTAAAGATTCTAATTCATCATTAATTCTTGATGATACAGTTTGGCAAATTAGCAGTTTACAGCCAGTTCTTAATTCTTTTAGTACAATAGAACATTACACAATGAAAACAGTAAAGTATCAAGGAATTTTATAGTGGGTCTTGGTGGTTTGTGGTTTCGTATTGTTGGTAGTGCAATTAATATATCTGAGGCCAGAGCTGTAATAAAAGAAGGTTTAGCAGAAGCTTTGTTTGTTATGGATTCAATGGTTGGAAATCCTGGTCAACAAACTGTGTTTAATAATTATGTAGAACCTGAATTTAGAATTAATGCTCAATCTGATATTAATGATGGCTGGGAAGATGTAGATATTGGCGAATACATGGATTTTATGGGTGAAATTGTTAATGAAGGCAATGTAATCATGTATGATGCTTATGAAATAGCACAAGCCATTTTGTCTGAGCTTGAAGAAGCTATTGAAGCTGCTCAAGAACAAGAATAATAAATTAATTAATCATTATTAGTTTTGCTTGCAAACTGTTATAGTATCTGCTATACTATATACAGGAGGCAAGAATATGAATAGTCATGAATTTAGGGTAGTAATCAAGAATATTGATGCTGCCAGCATTAAAGAACAAAAGATTAATCCAGCACATTTTAAGGCAGTGGCATTTGCATTGTCAATGTATGGAGATTATGAAAAGGGCACCAGAATAAGGCCCTCTTGGAAAACGGTAGCTAAAGATGCTTGCGTAGATAGAAAAACGGCATTTAAAGTTAGAGACTACCTACTACAACTAGGATTAATAGTTGAAATAAGGACTACTTCAGCAAACATAACAGAGTATGCCTATTGTGAGAAGTCCATTATAGAAGAAGAGAAGTCCATTATTGAGGATCAGAAGTCCATTTTGGATACCTCAGAAGTCCATCTAGGTGGACCTAATAGAACTATATATACAACTACTAATAGAACTATAGATACAACTATTAAGAATAATAAACCAGGAAATAAATCTCAATGGCAACATACAGATTTATCAGTACTTCCTGGCTCATTATTGGCCGTGTCGGCCATATCATACAAGGGAGATGGAAATGAGTAAAGAAGATAGAGTTCAACTAGTAAGTTATTGTAATACTTGCGGTACTGCAGCAATGACAACAAACACAATAGGAACTTGCGTACTTTGCGAAGGACAAGTAAAAGAAATAGGATGGGTGGAAGAAAGCAATGGGTAAAGCAACAGGCTCAAAAATACCAAGATTATGTCCATGCGGTAGAAATGCTAGAAGTACTGGCCGTGGCAATGATGGAGAAAAAAGATATGGTGTGTTATGCTCAACATGCAATAGAGTTAATATACATGACAAGAAAAACTATTGTGAAAAATGTGGTTTTGTAGCAGAAGTACCACAACAGATTGAAGTTGATCATAAAGATGGTAATAGAAGAAATAACAACAGAGAGAATCTATGGTGTTTATGTGCTAATTGCCATAGATTAAAGACACATGCTAATAGCGAATGGGAGAACAGATATGAATAAAGTTTGTCAAAAATGCAAGGCAGAGAAAAGTATATTAGACTTTTATAAACAATCTAGTGCTAAAGATAAACTGCAGCACTGGTGTAAAGTTTGTATGGATGAAGCATTTAAAAGAAAATCAGCTGAAAGGCTTATTTCTGGGCCTACTATTATTAGAGATGCCAAAGTTTGTCAGGATTGTAATACCAGAAAACCAATTAATCAGTTTCACGTTAAGCGTGGCTATTCAGCTGACGGTTATGGTTCATACTGTAAGCCTTGCTGGGTAAAAAGAACTGTAAATAGTCAAAAGAAATCTAATGCCAAAAAACTATCTAAGCAATGATATACTTATATAGAACGATATGACTATATTGTTTACCTCTAGTATGCGATGTTTCCTCAAGATATATCAATTACGTAGATCAGATCAAGAGAATCCCCACAGCTCTTGGTCTTTTCTATTTAATCTGCTATACTTAATGCAATGATGCAGAAACTAGGTAAATAGTGGACGAAAATCTAGAGTTTAAGAACATATTGGCAGCCTCAAATTCCGACGGGACACAAAAGGTTATGTACTTATTACCCTATGCAAAAGCAGTAACCTATATAGATGGAGTATTATCTATGTCTCTGGAGTTTGTTAATGAATACGCTGAGACCGAAGTAGGGATTCAAATGGAAGTAGCTGACGAGCTTAAAGAAATATTTGAGAAGATTGAGTATGGAGTGGTTTGATATGACTGGTTTGAAGATGGATGGTTTGGAAGGTTTAATTATGTTTAATATGCCTACAGCCTATCAGAGATGCGTCGTAAAGTCAAATATCCAAACCTTTTCCTATACAAACCTTTCTATTAAACCCTTATTTGGAGGATATTATGGGATATAGCACATTTACTGAAGAACAAATTACAGACTTTATAGAAACAGCCCAGGAAATGGGTATTGGTCCTACTCTTAGATATATGGGATATCCTAAATCTTACCATACCGCAAAGAAATGGTTTGTACAAAGAGGTTTGGAAATGCCTACTATGGATACCCTCGCAAAAATGGCGGGAGATATGAAAGTATTCTACTCTGACAAAGAGAAGCTAATAGCAGCACAGGCAGTATTAGATAGATGTGTAGAAGCCCTAATGCAAGATAGCCTGGATAGCGATGGTTTGAATAAGCTATCAAGTGCTGTTCATAAGGCTATACAAACCATCAATCTTATTGAAGGAAAGTCTACTATTATCCAAGAGCAGAGAAGCAAGGATGGATCTGATCTGGCTATTATAGATTTGCTCAATTCAGCAAAAGCAAGAAATGAGTTTATCAAAGACAAAGGTTTGAAGGTTTGACAATTGGCTATTGATGTGATAGTGGGGGGTACCCTCTCGCAATATGAAAACATTTTTACAAATTTCGCTGTCTGCAAAGAATATTCCTCACAAAATGAATATCCATACCATAATGAGAGCACTTCATGACTCCAGAAGCAATAGGAGCTGTTGGGGTAATCATAACAACAGTCTTTGCTGGCCTCTTTGGAATGATGAGATATATGATTAAAACCTTAGCTGAACTTAAACCAAATGGGGGAAGCTCAATGAAAGATCAGATTAATAGACTTGAACTACGTATGGATGACCTTTACTTTATATTAGCTGAAAGATCAGACAAATAGACAAATGGGACACTATTCAAGCAGATGTAAAAGATCAATATGCACATCTGGTTGAAGAAGAAGAAGATGAAATAGAGATTTTGTTAAAAGAGGGGAAGAAACGTGTTAGCAACTGAACTCTTAAAAGATGTTCCAGTAGAACTACTGAGCATATCTGATGGTCGTATAGAACTTACAAAATATGACCCTATGCTATTTGCCCTTACCTATCTTCCTCACCACCTTATGAACCCTAACGGAGAGATAACACTCAGTGAGTTCCATCTGTCTCTTGCTGAATATGGCAAGTCCTGGATTCATAAACCTCAAGCACCAAAGGAGAACAGAGATGCTTTTATCGCTCCTCGTGAATGTGGTAAATCCACTTGGATATTTCTTATTCTTCCTATGTGGGCTGCTTGTCATGGACACGTCAAGTTTATTGCTGCCTTTTCTGATGCTGCCTCTCAAGCCGAAACTCACCTTATGACCTTTAAGAACGAACTGGAGTCAAATGAATATTTACAAATGGATTATCCAGAAATTTGCAAACCTAAAATCGTGGGATCTTCAGGACGTGCTATGGCTTCTAACTCGTGGCGTATTATTCAGTCTAATGATTTTATTTTTGACGCTAACGGTATTGACACCAACTCACTAGGTAAGAAAGTCTTTGGACAACGCCCAGACCTTATTATCTTAGATGATATTGAAAAGGGCGAAAAGAACTACTCTGAGTACCAGGCTGGTCAGCAGAAGAACACTGTCTTTGATGATATTGCTCCTATGAACATCTATGCTCGTATGATTTTTGTGGGTACTACTACTATGCCTAACTCTGTTATGGATCAGTTCCGTAAGTATGCTGAAGAGTATGATGACCCAGAGCTTAGCTGGATTAAAGACCAGAACGTAAAGGCACACTACTATCCAGCTATCATGACTAATGATGATGGGTCAGAACGCTCTGTTTGGAGTGAGAAGTGGTCATTGGAATGGCTACAGTCACAGCGTCATCTTCGTGACTTTGCTAAGAACTACATGAACCGTCCAATCAATACTGACGGTACTTTTTGGACAAACCAGGATGTTTTGATTGAAGAGCCAGAGGACTTTGGAAATACAATTATCTCCATTGACCCAGCTGTAACAAAAGGAAAAGTTTCTGACTATACTGGCATATCTGTTTTATCAAGAGGTGTTGATGACCTAGGTAAAGAAAATATATATGTTCGTCATGCAGAACAAGTAAAGATGTCGCCATCTGAAATGGCAGAAAGAGTTGCATACCTTGTAGACAAATACGATGTAGGTGTTCTTTATGTTGAAGTAAACCAAGGTGGAGATTTGTGGAAGGATGTTTTTAAGAACGTTCCCGCAAAATATAGATCAAAGAGTCAGAGTTTGTCTAAGCAGATACGTGCTGGCAAAGCTTTAAACTTTTATCAGCAAGGAAAGGTGAAGCACACTGCCCACTTCCCAATTTTGGAAGAACAGATGTATTCATTTCCTAAAATAAGCCATGAGGACGTACTAGACTCTGTTGTTTCTGGTATCTTGTACTTCTTGGATAATAAAGCAGTAAAGTTAGAAACAAAACAGATCAATTATCTAAGGAGAGAATATGTCTGATATTAAAATTGCACTAGATGGAATTCTAGATCGCAGAGATCACTACATGACAGCAGAATCATATTATGATGCTGTTCAAAGAGAAGTTTTTACAAACCAGACTTGGCTAAAACTATTTAGACAAGACAACAAGCACTTTAGATTTAATTTTGCTAAGACAGTTGTTGATGCTGTAAGCCATAGACTAGAAATTGCAAACATTTTTGGTATGAATGAGCAAGAAAGTGCAGTCATTAATGAAATTTGGGAAAAGAATGACCTAAAGTTAGATGCAAACGAGATCCACCGCAACGCTTTGATGTATGGTGATGCTTATGGAATCGTTTGGACTGACGTGGCTGGAGAAATCACAGTTGATTACAACTCACCATTAACAACAATTATCATTTATGATGACGAAAACCCAAGAATTAAGCGTTTTGCTGGTAAGTTGTGGCAAACTACTGATGCACAGGGCAAGAACATTACTAAAATGAACATGTATTATCCAGATCGTATTGAAAAGTACGCAACATTTGGAGAAGTTGAGAATATTGCATCTGTAACAGGATTTACACTTCTAGAAACAATTGAGAACCCATGGAATGAAGTTCCTGTGTTCCATTTCCGTACAACTAAGCAGTATGGTCGCCCAGAGCACCTAGATGCCTACGGTCCACAAGATGCAATTAACAAAATGATTGCAACTCACATGACTACTGTTGATTACCAGGGTGCTCCACAGCGTTATGCACTTTCATCTGGTGGCAACGGTGCTGAGTATGAAGACTTTAATGAGACTGGCACTGTAGATGAAAATCTTGGTCGCCTAAAGAATGGTCCTGGAGAACTTTGGTATCTCAATGGTGTTTCAAAGGTTGGAGAGTTTGCTCCAGCAGATCATAAAGTATTTACAGAACCAGTTAGCGAATTCGTTCGTTCAATGGCATCTATTACAAGTACTCCGCTTCACTATTTTGAGAAACAAAACATTCCAAGTGGAGAAGCATTGCGTACAGCAGAAGCTCCACTAATTAAAAAGATTCAGGATCGCCAAATAGCATTTGGTAATGCTTGGAGAGACATGTTCTCATTTATTCTTCTCGTTCAAGGAATTAATTCTGGTGCCTATGTTGTATGGGAGCCAGCAGAATCTCTTGCTAGTTTGGATGCTTGGGAAGTTGCAGTAAAGAAGCGTGTAGTTGGTGTTACTCTTGAGCAAGTTCTTATAGAGATGGGATACGATACAGAACTAGCAGCAGCGATGGCTGCACAAGAATCATCACTAACTGATTTATCACAAAATACAAACACAAACAATGTGTTGCGAGAACAGGGGATAGTAAATGGAACAGCAGACACAACCACAATCTGATACACAGGTTGAAGAAGTAAAAATAGAAGATCCAGCTGCAGTCCTTGGTGCGTTAGAGCGTGCCAAGGCTGAGGCAAAGAAATTCAGAGAAGAAAAAGAAAAGCTAGAGAATGATCTAAAGACTAGTACAGAAACAATTGCTAGTTATTCATCTAAGCTTCTTCAAGAAAAAGTTAAGTCTAATTTTGAGGCTAATGGAATCAAAGATTCTGGTCGCTTTATGAGATTTATTGATTTTAATCAACTTTCTCTGGATGAGAACAATGAAGTTATTGGTCTTGATGATCAGATAGCATCACTAAAGAATGACCTACCTGAAATCTTTGATCCAAAGTTAAGAGTTGGTGGACAAGCAGATACTGCTGCATCTACTAGTATTAACACAAGAATTTCAGCAACAGAACTGCAGGCACGTAAGATATTAGGTAAGATTTAAAGAAATCTGCTATACTTGTCCTATACTGTAGGCAACGGACGTTCCTAAAGTTTCATAGGCAAATTGGACGATTTACCTAATTACAATTTAATAATCTAATTTATCAAGGAGATAAAATGCCGATTTCAAGAACAGATTTAACAGAGGCAAACGGCTATATTCTAGAAGAGCAAGGGTCAACTGTAATCCAGGACTTTCTTGCTAATTCTGCTGTAGAACGTTTTGCTCGTCGTGAAGCAATGGCTTCACGTACAAAGTCAGTACCTCGTTTTGTTGGAGATGCACCAGTAGTGGTAGCAGAAGGCGCAGAAATTCCTGCATCAGCACCAACACTTGACGAAATCGTATTGACAGCAAAAAAGTATGCACAATTAATGCATATCTCAGAAGAAGATGTAAACGATTCATTAGTAGACACTCTTGGTGTTTACAAGC